AGATAGTTATACTAAAGGTTTAGATCTTTTAGGTTTTAAATATGAAAACCCAACACAACCGTTTCAAGGAGCAAGTGGTGCAACACACCCAGTATTAGCTGAAGCTGTTACACAATTTCAAGCACAAGCTTACAAAGAATTACTACCGGCTACTGGACCCGTACATACTAGAGTTATTGGTTTAGCTAATAGACAAAAAGAGGACCAGTCAGTCAGAGTCAAAGAATTCATGAACTATCAGCTCATGGATGTAATGAAAGAGTATGAACCCGAGTTCGATCAAATGCTCTTTTATCTGCCTCTCAGCGGCTCTGCATTTAAAAAAGTTTATTACGATGAACTATTAGGTAGAGCCGTTTCAAAGTTTGTACCTGCTGATGATTTATTAGTACCTTACACTGCAACATCTTTAGAAGATGCAGAGTCTGTAATTCATGTTATTAAAATGTCAGAGAATGATTTAAGAAAAAAACAAGTAGCAGGATTCTATGTTGATATAGAATTAACACCTGGCTACAATGAAGAAACAGAAGTAGAGAAAAAAGAGAGAGAATTAGAAGGAGTTAAAAGAACTAGAGACGAAGATGTATTTACAGTTTTAGAGATACACACAGACTTAGATCTAGAAGGCTTCGAAGATAAAGATTCTACTGGAGAAGACACAGGAATTAAACTTCCATACATTGTAACAATAGAACTTGGAAGTAGAGAAGTATTATCAATTAGAAGAAACTACAAAGCAGAAGATCCAAGTAAACAAAAACAAGAATATTTTGTACACTTTAAATTTTTACCTGGAATGGGTTTTTATGGTTTCGGTTTAATTCATATGATCGGTGGTTTGTCAAGAACGGCGACTACTGCACTAAGACAATTATTGGATGCAGGTACTTTAAGTAACTTGCCTTCAGGATTCAAACAACGTGGAATACGTGTTAGAGACGAGGCTCAATCTATACAGCCCGGCGAATTCAGAGATGTCGATGCACCTGGTGGAAACATCAAAGATGCATTTATGCCTTTACCATTTAAAGAACCTTCAGCGACTTTATTACAGTTGATGGGTACAGTGGTTGCGGCAGGGCAAAGATTTGCCTCCATCGCTGACATGCAGGTCGGGGATGGCAATCAACAGGCAGCTGTTGGAACGACCATAGCTCTATTAGAACGAGGTTCAAGAGTCATGTCAGCAATACATAAACGATTATATGTAGCTATGAAAAGTGAATTTAATTTATTAGCAGGAGTTTTTAAAACTTATCTACCCCCTGAATATCCATATGATGTTGTAGGTGGACAAAAAAATATTAAGGTTGCAGATTTTGATGACAAAGTAGATATTATCCCTGTTGCAGACCCTAATATCTTTTCTCAATCGCAAAGAATATCACTTGCACAAACTGAATTACAATTAGCACAGTCTAATCCTCAGATGCATAATTTATATGAAGCTTACAGACACATGTATGAAGCAATCGGTGTAAAAAACATTGATGCAATCTTACCACCCCCTGTAGAACCGTCTCCAGTGGACCCTGCAACTGAAAATATTTTAGCAATGTCTAATAAACCTTTCCAAGCTTTCAAAGGACAGGACCATCAAGCACATATTACAACGCATTTAAACTTTATGGCAAGTAATGTTGCAAGAAATTCACCAGTTGTTATGGCAACTTTAGAAAAAAACATCTTTGAACACATTTCACTAATGGCACAAGAGCAATTAGAGGTAGAATTTAGAGATGAGATACAACAATTGATGCAAATGCAACAAATGGCACAGCAAAATCCTCAAATGCAGCAAGATCCGCAGTTCCAACAACAGATTATGCAAATGTCTATGGCATTAGAGTCTAGAAAAGCAAAATTAATTGCAGAATCTACTGAAGAATTCAGAGATGAGGAAGCAAAAATTACCGGAGAGTACGGTGGAGACCCAATTGCTAAATTAAAAGCTAGAGAACTTGATTTAAAAGCTATGGATAATAATATTAGACAAGAACAGGATCAAGAAAAGATTAATATGGAAAAATCTAAGAATCTTATGGGTCAACAGCAGTTTGATGAGAAATTAGAACAAAATGAAGACTTAGCAGAGCTTAGAGCAGACACTTCTTTAACTAAAGCTCAAATGAGTATTGACTCTAAAAGAGAAAATGACATGATGAAACAAATGGACGTTAGGATCTTGAAAGGTCCGCGAAGATAGTATACAATAATCACTTAGGAGAAAAATATGAAACCAAAAGACTTTTTTACAAAAAACAATCCAAATTATGTTGGTCCTGTTGTATCAGATACACCTAGAGCAGATGGTTCTAATACACATAAAACTAACTCAGATGGATTTTCAGAAGCTGTAGAAGTTAAAGTTCCTTTAGGACAACCTACTATTAATAAAGTTGGTGGCCAAAAGAGAATGCTAGCATCTAAAAAATCTTCCGTTAAGTGGTACTAACTCATGTGGATTTCGGCACTCAAATTAGCCGTTTCTGCAGGCAGTAAAATATACGCTAACAAACAGAGAACGAAGATGGCTATGTCTGATGCACAGTTAATGCATGCATCTAAAATGGCACGAGGTGAGGAAGCTTACCAGGGAAAATTATTAGAATCGAGAAATTCGGATTGGAAGGACGAATTTATTTTGCTTTTGCTCTCGGTGCCCATTGTAATGCTGGGATGGTCAGTATGGTCAGATAATCCTGTACATATGGAGAAAATGGAGTTATTCTTCCTACACTTTGGAAATTTACCGTTTTGGTACCAAACAATTTTTGTTGGTGTAATTGCAAGCGTCTATGGACTTAAGGCAACAGATCTGATAAAAAGAAAATAACTTTAAGGAAAAAATTATGAGCGCAAAATCTAGAAAACGAAACAGAAGACTTGCAGCACTAGCGGGAGTTATTACAGCAGGTGCATTGGCTGCAAGAAAAAATAAAGCAGACTTAGCATCAACTGAAGATGGTAAGAGTGCCAACACAACTATTCAAGATAATAAACCTAAAAAAGATACAGCTAAAAAATCAGATTATAAAGATTCTATAATGAGTGGTGGTTCAGGTGTTAAATATTCTAAATCTACACCTATAAAAAAAGCTAAAATAACTTTAGGTGTTGGAGATGGCGGACCCCTTAAATTAAAAGATAACTCTATCAGAGCTAAAAACAGAGATACCAATGCTGCTGGAATTAAAGAACCTAATAAACCTATGATAGCTTCAATATTTCCAAAAAGTAAAACTGCAGACAACTACGCAGGTGATATGAGAGACTTTCAAAAAACAAACTATAAATCTGGTGGAAGAGTTAAAGGTTGTGGAAAAGCATTAAGAGGTTATGGTAAAGCAATGAAGGGGAAAAGATAATGTCAAATAGAAACTATAATACACAAACAAATCCAAACAGACAAAAACTAATGAATGGCGGAAGAGCTAAAAAAAATATGGGTGGATCTATGAATCCAGCTATGGCAAGAGCCGACATGAAATCTGGTTACTATCCATCTGATATGGGTATGGAAGGCGGAGCTATGTATAAGAAAGGTGGATCCGTTAAAAAGAAAATGAAAAAGAAAAGTAAATTCCCAGATCATTCAGGTGACGGTAAAATTACTAAGAAAGATATCTTAATGGCTAAAGGTGTTATACCTAAAAAGAAAAATGCTTAAAAAACTTATTAACAAAATCTTTGGAAAAAGATGTGAGTGCAAATCTAAAATAGTTTGTACACATGAAAATGCTGCAGTTAGAAAAGAAGTTAAATACTGTAGTTTATGTAAAACAATCTTAAACGAAGGATAAACAATGGCAAAACGTGGACTATACGCAAACATACACGCTAAGAAAAAAAGAATCGCTGCAGGATCAGGTGAGAAGATGAGAAAACCTGGATCTAAAGGCGCACCAACAAAAGCTAACTTTGTAAGATCAGCTAAGACTGCCAAGAAACCTAAAAAGAAAAAGTAATGGCTTCTGCAGCTTGGACTAGAAAAGAAGGTAAATCCAAATCGGGTGGACTTAATAAAAAAGGTGTCGCATCTTACAGAGCCGCGAACCCTGGTTCCAAATTAAAAACAGCAGTAACCACAAAACCTTCTAAATTAAAAAAAGGTTCTAAAGCCGCGAAACGTAGAACTTCATTCTGCGCGCGTATGACCGGAATGCGTAAGAGACAGAAAGCTAGTAATAATACTGGTGAAGATAGACTATCTAAGTCGCTTAGAAAATGGAATTGTTAATGAGAGATACTAAATCAATAGAAAGCTTTTTAAAAGAGAAATACAAAAAAATTACTGAGATGAGTTTGTTTAGAAACTTGAAAAAAGAAGTAGAAACAGGTGCTAGTGGAACTCAAGATTATGTGATAAAAAAGGGACCTAATAAAGATAAAATAGCAAAAAAATAGAAAGGGTATTATGGAAGAAGATCATTTTATAGATAAAATAAGAAAAATAATTAAGATGAGACATGACGATACGGTTTCAGCTATGGCCTCAGGTGGGGTTGACAGTATGGAAAAATATCAGTATATGCTAGGACAGATACGGACGTATCAATATTTAAGTCAGGAGATATCCAGCCTGCTAAACAAAAAGGAGCAAAAAGAAAATGAAGGAACAGTTGTCAACATCGGTTCAAAAACCAAAGATTGAACTACCAAATAAAACATTAGTTGGTGTCAAACCAACAGAAAAAAAATCAGATGAAATAGGAAAAACTCCTAAACCTACGGGTTGGAGAATTTTAGTTCTACCTTTTAAACAAAAAGAAAAGACTAAGGGTGGAATTATATTAGCTGATGAAACAGTAGAACGATCACAAGTAGCATCAACTTGTGGTTTAGTTTTAGACATGGGACCACACTGCTACGATAAAGAAAGATACCCAGAAGGTCCTTGGTGTAAAAAAGGTGATTGGATTATCTTTGCAAGATACGCCGGATCACGAATTAAAATAGATGGGGGTGAGATAAGACTTTTGAATGATGATGAAGTTTTAGCGACCGTGGATAACCCTAAAGACATATACCACGAATTTTAACAACCATAGGAGAAACTATGCCAGAAACAGAAAATGATAAAACAGTTGAATTAGACGTAACCGGACCGGGAGCGACTATTGAACTACCAGAAACAGAAAATGATACAGATAAAACCTTTGAAAACGAGGAAAAAAAGAATGAAGCAAATATTACGTACGATAATAAGCCCAATGACGCATCTGAGAAATCTGATGAGCAGCCTGTTCTTCGAGATGAAAAGAATGAAGGCGGAGAAGTTGTACAGAAAACTTCTGAAGAAGGGAGTGATACACAAAAAGATAACTCTAAAGACGTTGAAGAATACTCTGAAGGCGTTAAGAAAAGAATAGCAAAACTCACTAAAAAAATGCGTGAAGCAGAAAGACAAAAAGATGAAGCTTTGTCTTATGCAAATCGTATTAAAAGTGAGAGAGATAGATATGAAGCTACAGCTACAGGTTTAGATAGAAATTATGCCACCGAAATGGAAGGCAGAATTACATCATCGTTAGCAGCCGCTCAAGCAAAACTTGCAGCAGCTAGAACTAATGAAGACTCTAAAGCTGAAGTAGAGGCTTTAACTCAAATATCTCAATTAGGTTATGAGCAAGGTAAATTAGCTGAGATTAAATCTCAACATGCTATGCAAGATAGCGCAGCTAATGAAAAACCTACATTACAACAACAACCAGTAAGACAACCAGCACCTGTAAAAGATCCTAAAGCGGAAGCATGGGCTGAGGAAAATGACTGGTTTGGTAAAGATAATGCCATGACTTATACAGCATTTGACCTACATAGAAAACTTACTGAAGAGGAGGGTATGGACCCACAATCTGATGAATATTATAATGAGGTGGATAAGAGAATAAGACTTGAATTCCCTCATAAGTTTGATAAAGTAGAACAAAAGATTAGTAAACCTACACAAAACGTTGCCTCTGCAACGCGTAGTTCAAAGACTGGTCGCAAAACTGTGAAGCTCACACCGACACAGGTAACAATAGCTAGAAAGCTAGGTGTGCCACTAGAAGAGTATGCGAAACAACTTATAATCACGAAGGAGGTATAGGCATATGACAGACAATAAACCAACTCGTGCGAGCCAAAGTAAAAGCGATTCTACAAAAGTAGCGTCTCAAGCATCTACGGTTAAACCCAAAGCTGCTACAAAACCTTGGACTCCACCATCGTACTTAGATACGCCCAACGCGCCAGAAGGATTCAGACACAGATGGGTCAGAATAGAAATCATGGGATTTCAAGATACTAAGAACATACAAGGACGCTTAAGGTCCGGTTATGAACTTGTAAGATCTGATGAATATCCAGATGAGGACTTTCCAGCAATCATGGACGGCAAATACGCAGGGGTTATCGGGCACGGAGGCCTTGTGCTGACAAGGGTACCGGAAGAGATCGCAAAGCAAAGACAAGATTATTATGCTAAAGAAGCTAGTGATCAACAACGTGCAATCGACAACGATCTTATGAAGGAACAGCATAGGGGAATGCCTATCGATATCGATATGCAAACTCGTACAACCTTCGGTGGCAAAAAGTAATTTTACTTTAAACCAACGAAATTTTATAAACCGAACTGGAGGCCCCTCGGGGCAGGTTCATAAGGAGAAAATAATATGGCTAACGCTTCAACAACAGGGTTTGGTTTCAAACCCATTAAGATGGTTGGACAGTCGTATAATAATGCCGGTTTAAGTGAGTGGAATGTAGCCGCTTCTTCAGCTTTAATTTGTCATAGCGCTTTGACAATTTTGACTGCTGATGGAGTTGTGCTTACTGCCGCTAACGGAGGGGTTAATAACCTCGGCGTACTTAACGGTGTATTTTATACAGACGCAACAACAAGTAAACCAACATGGTCGAACTATTCGCCCGCTTCTAACACAGCTACAGACATAGTTGCACTTATCAATGATAATCCGCAACAAATGTTTGAAGTAATGTCTGCAGATACTGCATTCAATGCTAATGAAGTAGGACATTGTGCCGATCAAGTTACAGCTAATGGCGGCTCGCCGTTGTTCAATTCTTTATCAAAGATATCAGCAACAACAGCAGCAGCAACAGCTCAACTAAAAATAATAGGTGTTTCAAGAGATCCTGATCATTCTGACACAACTGAAGAGGGCTTTGCTCTTAGAGTTATGATTAATGAACATATCTTAGGAAACAACGTAGCAGGTATATAAGGAGATAAAATATGGCTATATCAAGAAACCAACTCGTAAAAGAGTTAGAGCCAGGATTGAATGCTTTATTCGGCCTGGAGTACAAACAGTATGAAAATCAGTCAGCTGATATTTATGCTACAGAGTCATCTGACAGAGCTTTTGAAGAAGAAGTAATGTTGAGTGGTTTTGCACAAGCACAAGTGAAACCGGAAGGTTCAGGTGTTACATATGATAACGCTCAAGAAACTTTCACAGCTAGATACACTAACGAGACTATTGCTCTCGCTTTTGCTATCACTGAGGAAGCAATTGAGGACAATCTATATGACAGACTGGCTTCTAGATACACTAAAGCTTTAGCAAGATCTATGGCTCAAACTAAACAAGTTAAAGGTGTAGTTCCATTTAACAATGGAATGCCTGGTGGTACTTTCACTTCTGGTGATGGTGTTACTTTGTTTAATACTGCACACCCTACAATTGCTGGAACTGTGGCTAACACACTAGCAACTGCGGCTGACCTTAACGAAACTTCAT